GACCGTTTTGAACTTAGAATCGTTCACCACGGTTTTAAAGAAGCCTGTAAACAATTCAGGTCTCTTTATAATTTTGGTCTTCGCTATTGTGCTAGATCAAAATCAGATCCTTTAGAGCGTTTTTCTTTAAAGGAAGGATTCCCTCGAATATTAAAACCATTCAAGAGAATCATGGATGGTGAGCTGAAGTCAAAAGCTTCGGTACTCACAATCCTCGATCTCCCTAAACTTTATGGTGAGGGAGACGGTCGACCAGATTTGAAAGGAATTATCGAATCTGGTGTAATTCCAAAAGCAGAACATATTTCTAGTTGTGCATCTGGAAGTTACTTCATGAGATTGAAAGAACATAATGTTCTCCCATCTGATGAAGCAATGACTCTTGCAGGAGCTTGGGAACAAGTCCTGGAAGAATCTTTCCCTTCAAGTAAATTGAAGGAAAGGCAAGAACGACTCAAACACTTTGCAGGTCTGAGTATTTCTTCTAAGGCTGGGCCAAACGGACCAGCCTTAATATCCGCGCCGAGGGATTTCCTCGCCGTTCTCGGACAACTAGACTTTAAAGGGTCTAGTCTTCTCTCTAGTATCAAACGATTGTCTGATATTACGGAGAATGTCGATTTAACCTCAACTATTAAATTTTTTGAGGGTATAATCGAAGAACAGGTAAACTTACACAGTTTCCCTGAAAACTCACACCTTTCTGGAAAACTTTCCATAAAGCAGGAGCTTTTCGGTAAATCGCGTTTAATCGCGATTATCGACTTCTTCACCCAGAGTTGTCTTAAACCTCTGCATGAAGTACAGTTTGAGTGGCTTGGCCATCAACCTGAAGACGGTACCTTTAACCAGGATAACGTCTCATCAAGAATCAAGCAATTGAGTCTTGAACCTGTTACACCTAGAAGAGCTTTGTTCTCTCTAGATCTAACAGAGGCAACCAATAGGTTACCCATTGATTTACAATATGAAATTGTAAGTCAACAATTCGGTCCAGAAATAGCCATTTTATGGTATATTCTCTGTAGCGAAAGACCATTCCGTTATGAAGATAATGATGTTCATTACGCAGTGGGACAACCAATGGGGACTTACTCCTCTTGGTCTAATCTAGCGACCATAAATCATATGATTGCTAGAACTTCTATGAAGGTTAATAATCTTCGTAGAATCAAATCAGATCCACGTTACTTTGTAATTGGAGATGATTTTGTATGTGTTGGTTTAGATTTCGCCAACACGTACACTAAGATTTTAAACTCTATTGGAGTTAAAATCTCGGAGACTAAGGGATATACTCCCTTCTCCTCAATTGACTATGATTCTTCTCTAGTCAATCCTTTTTCCAAGGTCAGCAATGTAGCTGAAATTGCAAAAAGAGTCTTTATGGATGGTATTGAATTAACACCCATAAGGCCATTGCGAATTTTCGAATCTTTATTCGAACCCGCAAAATTCAAACAACTTGTAAACAATTTGTTTGAAAGATTCGGAACTGAATTTAATTCCGATCTGCTTAGTGAGTTTTCTGAACTCACTACTAGGCCTAGAACATCTTTACATCATGTTCTAAGCCTATATAATCCGTGTTTATACACACAGGATTTGTTATCTCAGATTCATGATAATGACTCTGATGTAACGTCAATACTCGGAGTTTTAGATTCCGACTATCTTCCACTAGCTGATCGTTCAAATCAGGTAGTTCAAATTATTAAATCTTATGGTAACATAACATTTAATGATTTGTATTATCGAATATTTACAATATTCAATAACAAAGTTGTTGATAGATTTAAATTATCTATGAACAGACTATCTAAATTTCTTAACGAGAGATCGTTTAAAGATTTAGACATGAGGCCTTTTGATGAAAGGCTTCCTGTAGAGTATGGCCTAGGTTTTAGGCTCATGCTCGATTTCCTCCTACTATATTGTTATAAATATAGTATGAGGATTTTCAACGATATCTCCACGATTTTAAAGGGAGATGTTGATTCCTTTGATAGAATAAGAGATGTTTGCACATTGCTCAGTTCTGTCAGAGATTTGGACCTACTACTTAGAGGTAGTAGATCATCGGATTCTAAATCCGAGTCTGTTTCACGATTAGTCGTGGAACTGGAACCAACAATGAGGGAGATTATTCAAAACCCTGTTGTTGATCAAGATCCTCAAATTATCAAATTTGAGGATGTTGAGGAACTCTTTATACTTAAAGAGGAACAACCTGCTAATTTAAACAGGTTTATACCAAGAAATGCTTCTCAAAAAGCATTTCTTAGTACAAAAGAAGGATTTACATCCCTTCTTTCACCTGCAGTCCTTGCCGGAATGCAGAAAATGATGAATGACCCTAAATTCCTCGAAAGGAATAAGGACACCATCAAAAAAGACCAGATCCTTAGTGGATCAGGTCTTAACCCAAACCGGAAGTATCTCGGATCGGGTGTAACAACAACAACAGTCGATGGAAAGACTGCGGTTAAGGTTGTTAAGTTCGATAATAAGATTAAATCACTTATTTTCGACATGAAACTATTCCTTCATCAAAGAAGAAATAGAATTCATTTTATAGAATTTTCTGATTCTATAAAATCACTCATAAGCTCTAAACAAGCTTATGACGTTCTAGACCAGGCTATTTATAAGACTGCTCTAGACTCATATCTAGAG